TGGGAGCTGCACCGTAAAAAATATTTGAAGGGACAGGTTGATTTAATAGATTAAGTGTGTATAATTATAGCTTTACAAGGAGAATGAAATGTTTTTAACAAGAGATAAAGAAATAGCTGAATTAAAAAAACGGTTAGATGCACTAGAAAGTAACGTATCTATATATCCAACCAAAAATATTTGTTCTTATTTGGTAAACCAAGTACCCATAAATCAAGTGGTACAAGCAATAGTAAACCATTTGGAACTGGATATTCTAGCCATACGGCCTACATATAAAAAAGTTGAGTTAAAACCAAAACAGGTTCCGCCTACCATTTCTAAAGGCGTTCTGTAAATGAGCCAACAGGAATTTTTAGAAACAGTGATGAAAGAACGGGAGTATTTAGACATGAAAGCATCAGCCGCATTTGTACGCGCCCAGGCAGGATTCGGCGCAGCACTGAAAACCAGCACTAACCCGCATTTCCGCAGCCGATACGCTGACTTGAGCGCTTGCGTCGAGGCTGTAATTGACAGCCTGCACAAAAACGGCTTCGCTTTGATGCAAAAAACGCACGAGTGCGAATCTGGTGTGGCTGTGGAAACAATACTAATGCACGAAAGCGGTGAACAGATCAGCGGCGGGATTTTGCGCGTACCAGCCAGCAAGCAAGACCCGCAAGGGTACGGCTCGGCTTTAACGTATGCGCGACGTTATAGTTTGATGGCAGTGTGTGGTATTGCGCCCGAAGATGACGATGGCAACGCTGCAAGCAAGCCAAAACCTGCTGAAAAAAAAATGCATATACCCGCTAACGTAGGAGGTCAGGACTATTTTGACAAGTGTGACGAACAGGAACGCGCCCTGATTCTTGATTTTGCGATGGAAATTGAAGGCGCAACCTCAGATCAAGCGGCGTTTGACGCATACACAAGAGCCAAGCAAACCCTAGACACTGAACAACAAACGGCGCTATGGTCAAAAGTGAGCAGCCAAAAACGTACGGCTATTAAAAAGATTGGCCAAGCTAAGAATGCAGAAAAAAATACATGGACTGATGTTGCACAGTGCGACGGCAAAGATGCGGGAAGTAAATAAATGATGTTTCGTTTAGTCCACCAGGCTGCGCGAGAAAACGCCATCCAAGCTATCAGGCAAGCGCCTGATGGTTGGGTGGTGAAAGTGACAGAACCGACCCGCAACCTTGAGCAAAACGCGCTTTTACACGCTGAATTGCAGGAGCTGGCAGCAAATAAAAAATGGTGCAACATGACGCTGGAGGTAGAGCAATGGAAGCGACTACTTACAGCGGCATGGATGCGTGCTACTCAACAAGGCGGGGTTTTGTATGTTCAAGCCGTGGACGGTCAGGGCATGGATGTTTTGTATCAGCGTACTAGTACCCTGAGTAAGTCGCAGATGACAGATTTGATTGAATACATAAAAGCATGGAAGGCAATGCAATGTACAGAAACGAAAAACTTTTAAGAGCATGTAGAGATTTCCCATGCCAAAATTGCGGTGCGGACGATGGCACGGTCGTAGCGGCACACTCGAACCAACTCAGAGACGGAAAAGGAAGGGGGATAAAGGCGCATGATTACAGGGTAGCGGCTTTGTGTTTCAGGTGTCATGCTGATATTGACCAGGGAAACGCACTAACCAAGCACCAAAAACAATTTTTATGGGAAGAAGCACACCGAAAGACCATAGCTCAACTTTTTGAACGTGAACTGATAAAGGTGATTTAATGTACACGCACACTGGAACACTACAACGCCTGAACGTTGCTAAAACAGTAAATATACGTCAAGCAGGAAAACTATGGATTGACGAGCAGGGAAGGAAATACTTAAAAGAAAACGGCAAGCGACCGTTAGACAGTTCAAATGGCATCAGGCTTCTTATTGAAACGATAAAGGAAAAGTGAAATGAAAAAGCTACTAGCCGCCCTACTGTTTGCCGCCTCTACTGCAAGCGCACAAGTGACAGGAAACACACTGCTGGACAACATTGAAAGCAGTGAACATATGCTCAAAATGCATGCCTTAGGATACATAACGGGCATTTTCCAGCTTATGCGAGGAACCGCCCACTGTTCACCCGATGGAGTTACTTTCGGACAAGCGCGTGATGTTGTGCATAACTACCTAAAAACAGACCCAAAATATCGACACTTAGACGGATATGTAATAGTGATAGCTGTATTTGGCGCTACATGGCCGTGCAAGGGTCAAATATGAAAATGCATCGACCCGAAACTCGATTAGAGCGCGGTGAATACTTAGCGCGCACGCGGGAATATTGCTTGCGCGGTGAGCAGTTGCCGCAGTCAAAGCTAACCGATGCTGACATTGAAGACATAAGAAGCGCGGCGCGGCAACGGGAAAGCCTACGAGCGCATATTAAAAACAATTTGACTAATGAAGCGCTTGCAAAAAAGTACGGCGTACACCTGCGCACGATTGACAGAGTAACGTCAAATAAGTCATGGTGGCACGTATGACATTACCTTACGACATGGCGAGATGCGAAGCCAAAAAGTGCGAACAGCGTAATAAATGCTTGCGGTTTACTGCACCTTGGCGACCTGGCTATCAAGTAGTGCGTGACTTTGAGGCTTTTTTGATTCCAGCAAAAGGATGTGATTATTTCATAGGAGATGAAAATGAAAGTAAAAAAGAAAGACTTACAAAAACGTTGGCAGCAACAGCTAACAAATGCGCTGATGACCATGAGAGCAAGAAAGACAGACCCGGCAACAAGTAAAGATGCTGGCGAGAATGCGGCAAACTTTGCGCCCTGCCACTACCGCGCTATTTTGCTGGCACTTGCTGACATGAAAGACGGCACTGCTGACGAAATAGCAGTGAATTGCTGGTTAGACAAGCACCAGATTAGCCGACGACTTCCAGAGATGACAAACCTTGTTAAGGTTACGGCTGAGACAAGACCAAGCAAAAAAGGACGATCCGCGAGAGTGTGGGCAATTACTAAGCAAGGACTTGCATTTTTGAAGCAAACGAATAAAATCTAATTGCGCCGTGGAAAGCGTAATGAAGGTTAGAAGGCAGTCTCTATCGGGCTGGTCTATCTGACCGTTTTAAACCCTTAACGGGTCTGACCTTCCGGAATTTCCACCGGATAGGCCAGCACCGATGGAGATTGACTTGGGCAGGATCAGAACCATAAAGCCAGAATTTCCTCAGTCGGAAAGTATGGGCAGGGTAAACAGAGAATGCAGACTTTGTTTTATCCTTCTTTTCACATTAGCAGATGATTCGGGTAGGCTTCGCGGAAATTCGCGAATGCTCGCGAGCCTTCTTTACCCTTACGACGACGACGCTAAAAAATACATTGATTCATGGCTAACAGACCTTCATAAAGAAGGCTGTATCACGCGCTATGAAATAGATGGCGATCAATATATTCAAATAAATAAGTGGTTGCAACACCAGAAAATTGATAAACCCTCACCATCAAAAATACCTGTTTTTGACGATTCGCGAGGAATCGCGAACATTCGCGAGGATTCTGTTGCGGATCAAGGAAAGGATCAAGGAAAGGATCAGGAAGAGGAAAGGATCAAGGAAGCTCGCAAGCTCGCGTCGCCTGACGGCGTTTCAGATTCTGTTTGGCAAGACTTTCAAAAACTCAGAAAAGCAAAAAAAGCCCCGATAACAGAAACCGCTATAACTGGCATAAAGCGCGAAGCACAAAAAGCGGGATATTCACTTCAACAAGCCCTGCAAACCTGTTGTGAACGCGGTTGGATTGGATTCAAAGCCGAGTGGGTGACAGGCAAACCCGTAGAGGACGCAAAGACACGAAACTTGGAAGCAAAGCGCATGCTCGGCTTCCTTGACGAACAAAAAGAGGTGATTGATGTTTAAGACAGACTTTGACGACTTTGAAGCATTGCTGACAAGTACAGCCGACTTAATGGGCAAGAACCCGCCTAAATCGGCGCAGGTTGCGATGTTTTTCAGAGTGATGGCTCGGTATAGCATCGAAGACATTAGAAACGCCCTGGAAGCGCATTTACGGGATTCTGACCGTGGCCGATTTTTCCCTGCCCCGGCTGACTTGATTGCAAAAATAGATGCAAGACAAGACCCGCGCCCCGATGCTGATGAAGCATGGGCGACCGCACTGAAAGCGCAAGATGAGTTCGATACAGTTGTATGGACGCAAGACATGGCGCAAGCCTGGGGGATTTGTAAGCCTGTGCTGGCGATGGGCGACGAAGTTGGCGCGAGGATGGCATTCAAAGACGCTTATAACCGGATTGTGCGCGAATCTAAAGAACGAGGGGAAAAGGTAAGCTGGAATGTATCGCTTGGCTTTGACGCGGCAAAAAGAACGCAAGCAATAGAACACGCTCGACAGTTAGGCCACGATGTACCGTTGCTGGAAAACAACACGCCGTTACTAGAGCAGAAAATGCCCGAAGACGTGCGAGAGAAGCTAAAAGACTTGCTGACGATACTGACCGCACCAAAAACCGCCTGGCACGAAAAAGGCGAAGCAGAACGGGCAGAATTTGAAGCGAGAAAAAAAGAAGCTGAAAAAAGAGTGCGCGATTTTATTGATAAGAACTTGACAGACCCTTTTGGTGATGTAAACTACACACAAAATGAAGGAGAGTGAAATGATACATACATGGAAGGGAAAAGAAATTGACACGCTTTCACGAGAGGAACTGATTGAAATTATAAAATTTCTTATTCATGAAATGGAAGTACTTATAGAGGCGGTAGCGCAGTCCAATACATGCTTCAAAAAAACAAAGGAGAGATGAAATGACTTGGCAACCTATAGAGACTGCACCGAAAGATGGAAGCAAAATTTTGGGATTTGACCCAAGTTTGCTAGGCATAGTCATTGCGCAATGGGACGGCGCGCTTGGCTGGTATGT